CGAATAATTTCTTCTTTTACATTCGTACGATCCATAAAGTTTTTAACTTCTGACGATTTAACAACTCTTGGATTCATATACTGCATTATTTTGATGCGCTTTTCTTCTTCTTCATCGCGCATTTGATCATTTCCGTCGTCGTCAAGAACGTCATTTTTTTCATCTTCGTTATTTGATTGTTTAAGTGCATCAACACCATAAGGTGTCTGCATTACTTTTTCGATATTCTCATCACTTAAACCTTTTGACTTGAGATACTTGACTGCTTCTGCATCTTGCATGCCAGCATTTTCTTTTTTCTTTTTTGATGGATTTTCTTCAGCAATGACTTTCTTTACTCTATCAGCAAAAGTATCTGTTGGTTTGATTCCGTTTTGTTTCATTTCTCTTTTTTCTTTTCGATCAACGAGTTTTTGCAAATTTGCACCTTTCCCATCTTCAAAATCAGAAGAGCCATATCGATCTTCATATCTTTGAATTTGTTCTTTCATTTTACGTTTAATGCAAACTCTTTTGCTTTATTAAAAGTTTCTTCGTTCTCAAGAAGCATATCAGAAAATTTTTGTTTGTTTTCTTCGTTCAATGACGCATACACTTCATGAATCTTAGCCATTACTGATCTTTCAACAGGAATTTCTTCACCTGTTGAAAGCAATACTGGAACATATTCTTCATTCACATATCCAGCAATTGGTCCACCAGTTTTTGCTGCACCAATTGGACCTGAACTGACTGTATTCAATGCTGCACCAAATCCTGCACCTGAAGTATCATATGGTACTGGAAATGTAAGACCATATTTGTTATCCATATACAATGCAACACGTTGACCATTTGGGAACAAGCGAATTGCTTGGCGCTTTAAAAGCAACATTGCAGGTGGATTAAATTCTTCGTTTAGATTCATTTTTTCTTCTCTTAATGTATCTCTAAGCGCACGACGTAATTGTGTGTCTGGTGCATTTACAATCATTGGAATTGGTAATGCTGAATTGACTGCTGACACGGCATCTCTTTTTTGTGCAGATAATTTTTGTAAAATTCTATAATGTGACAACTTTGGATTCTTTTGCGAAACATTCACATAATCAGCAATTCCAGCTGCAGCTGTTGAAGCACTTACAGGAAGTTTCAATCTATTTTTAACAAGAGAAACGCGATCTCGGATGCGTTGTCTTATGTCGAAATCCTTTTTTGCTTCAGTTAATTCAGTCATTGTTCTGCTGTTGATGTTTCAATTTCAGTTTGTGGAGTAGAAATAAAGTTAGATGCAACCTCAACTTTCTTCACTTCAAGTGCATCAGCAATTTTATTTGATAATGCGCCTTGTAAAGCCTCTGCTGCTGCATCGCCATTTTTTGAAAAAATCGCATTTACTAAAGATTCACTGTTCATAGTTACTCCAATATTTATATAATTATTGCTGAGGTTGTTGTTGCGCTGCAGCCTGTTGTTGCATTGCAGCTGCTTCTTCTGGTGATCCTGGTGCTGGTTGAGGTGGAGCATATTGTGCTTGAATCTGCATAATCTGCTGATTCATAATTGCTTCCTCTTCTGCTCTTCTAATCGCATCTTGTTGTTCTTCTAGCCGCTCAGTCTCAAGATCCATCTTAATCTTATCAATTGATTCTTCATCAAGATGCAATACATTCTTCTGCACCCAAGCCTTTGAGAAGTATCTTCCTGTGAACTGTTCAACCTGAGCAAGCAATTGAACTCTTGCTGTGTTTAAATCTGCTTCGCGGAGTTCTGAGAAGTTATTATCCTTCAAGAAGTCATAATGAATGTTCTCTCGAAGTTCTTTCCACTCATCGACTGAAGCAATACCTTTCAGAGCCAACTGACGTTCCATGAGTTCATCGAATAGAATTGTAAACTTGGAACGAAGTTTCTCAATAAACTTATTAAATTTAATTTCATCTCGAGAAATTTCTTGAGAACGACCAAGCATAAACCCTTGACCAACTTCTAAACGAGTGATTGGAATATTCAATGCTTTGTATAGTTTCTGTTCAAAATACTTAACGTCTGTCATCTCACCAAGATTTTGTCCTGGTGGTAGAGTTGTAATTTCTGTTGAGCGACCTTCACCACGTCTTGGAATCCAGAAGTCTTCCATGATAGACATAAACTTACGATCGTCTTTGACTTCACCAGTAGTGCTATCATACACAACTTTATTTCGGAACTTTGTCATAAAGTCACGAAGATATTGCTCTGCTTTAATTCGTGGCATGTTACCAACATCAATGTAGAACACACGACGTTCTGGTGCACGTGAGAGACGATAGATGACAACAGCGTCCTCAACCATTCGGAGCTGGTTGAGGGGCTTTATCGCTTTGTGAAGGTACGATAGAACCATTTGGCGTTTTGGATCGAGCAATCCAGAGTTTACGTTAACAATTGCATCAGTTGCAATCTTAACTGCGCCATCAGAAACAGTTGAAACTAATTGTTGACCTTGTGAAGATGTCTTATCGCTGAACACATAGAACTCTTGCATTCCTGCGACGACTTCTGCACCTGTTCTTGGATCTTTTTTCTTTTGAATTTGACGAACTTTTTTGATCTTTCTTGGATCAATATAAACAAGTTCTTGAATACCTAGTTGTGGCTGAGCACGATCAACTAGGACTTGAAAGAATAATCTTCCGTCGATATACCAATCGCGGAAAAGACCAGAACCATCGTTTGAGAAGTTTAGAAGTTTAAGAACGTGCTTGAACTCTTCACGAATTGCTTCTTTAATTTCTTCTGGCTGCTCAAGATCATCTAGTATAATTGACACTGATTTGCCAGAAACATCGTGAACAATTGCTTCGTTCACAATTTCATCAACAGCAGATTCGAGTTCTGGTTGAAGAGCCATCTCACGATAACGAGAGATTAGATCAACTTCGTTCTTAAAACTTGCTTCAAGGTCTAAGTATGTGCCAAAATATCCACCAGTGCCAAGATCAACAGCACCGTCATCGGAGACTGGTGCTGTGATCTGTGGTTGAATATCTGCTTCTGGCTTTTTTCTTAGAATTTCAAAGCCAAATAAGTTTATACCTGCCATGCGTTACTCCATAATGACAAAATCAAAAACATAAAAAAATTTCACAAATGAGATTTTAGGCAACAGCAACTTCAGCTGAGGTCCAATATTGATATTGGAATGTCACAGCAAATTCTTCAATCGCATCATTTGCGTCCCAACTTACATCAATTGGAGAGATATCTACTGGGAACATATCAATAAATGTATAGGATTTAATGATATTTCCTTGCTTTCCATATTGATAAACATCAGCATCAAATGCATATTGATTAAAACGTGCGCGCTGCAAATTGCTTTCGTGACCGTTTATTCTTCCCATCCATCTTTCAAGCTGATTTCGAATGACAAAATCTTCGTCATTGATAACCGTTACAGTCCACTCTGGGAATGTTCTGTTTCCAGCAACTTTTACAGTTCTTCCAAAGTATGGAATTTCAACTGTTCCAATTGTAGAGCCTGGAAGTTGTGCAGTTTTTGCTGTGAAAGTAAGTTTTCTATTGAAAACAGGTACGTTAATCTCAAATAAATTTGGACGTGCGCCGTCGAGTGTAAAATTACCCTTAAAGTCTGTAATGTTAAAAGGCATTGCGTTCTCCTGACTTTATACTATTTATTAGATTCTACCAACGACTTCATCAAATGAAACACCTGATCGAACTGCAACAAAGTTAAGTTGAATGAAATTAATGCTGCGATTAGGCTTAACATAAATGTCACCAATAAACTCATTGCGATCAACAACATCTGGTGTATTGTTTGATGCATCACAAACAACCTTAAAGTCTGTGATTCCACGACGACCCTTTACAGTTCTCAAGAATGGCTCAACGATTGATACAAATTGTGATCTTGTAAACTCATCATTGAATTCGAAGAGTTGTGCTTTTGCTGCACGAGAAATTGCTTTCTCAAGAGCAATAAACAATCTACGAACATTGATACGATCAAAAGCACTTGGCTTTGAAAGCATCGTCTTATCGCCAAACAAGAGAGTACCTTCACCAGCGAATGATACAACAGGATTGACACCATTCTTATAGAGTGTGTCTCTGTCTGCCTTTGCTGGATAGTAAGCAAGTTTAATTACATTCTTGACTGATCCACGTGATGCACCTGCTGGTGAGAACCATGGATCTGTTTCAGTATCTGTTCTTGCGCAAAGTCCAGCAACGTCACCGTTGAGTGGAATCCAACGATACTTGTCATTGTATTTGTCGTACTGATATTTCCAACCGCTGTCCATTACTGCGTAAGAAGATGACACATTTGAGAGTGCATTCTTACGATAGTTAACAACGTCATCAGCTGGTGTTGCTGATGTTACGTTTGCAAGAGCTGGTGACACGAATACAACGCAGTCCTTACGACTTTCAGCAATACTGTTGATTGCATAAAGTGCAGTTGCTGAGTCAGCGTCACCTGTCATAATCAAAGAAACTTCAATTTGATCAGCATCGATAAATTTACTATATGCTGTCTGAACGTTTCCAGAAGCAATTGTACCATCAGCACCGCTGCTGAGTGATACTGTGTGAGCAGCTGCAACGTTTGGTACATGAGCAAATGATTTACCAGCTGCTGTTGTACCCCATGTCACATATGTGTTAGTAATATCTGGGTGATCTGTCCAGTAAATATACTTTGACTTTCTCCAAATTACATCGCGATAATAGTTTGAATTGCCAACGCTATCTTTTGCGTCAGAGGCTTTTGATACAAATGGATATGTTTCAAGAACCGTTCCAGTTGTGCCGCTGAAGAGACCATCTTCGTCAACAACAACGATGTGAAGTTCATCGTTAGCATAAGTGCCACGAGAATTAAAAATATATGTTGAAGTGTTTGGTGTCGATGTGAAAGAACTTGCGTATGCCCAATTATTATATGTGTTGGCATCAGCAACTTCAACACGCAAAGAGTTACCAAGGTCGCCAGGCCATTTAGCAGCAAAACGACCAAACGCTGTATTGCCATCGGCGTGATTATCTAAGTAGTCACCCTCATTTTCAATAAGAACACCAGCACCTTCGGAGGTAGCGTTTAGAGTTGTAGCAGAGTTGGCTGCACGAACAACTCTAAGATTATTTGTGTAGGCCAAAAAGTTAGCTGCTGAGAACCAATGTTCATAATTATTATCGTCTGGTTTTCCAAATATTTCGACTAAACGAACTTCATCGGAAATTGTTACGACTTCATTGACTGGACCCCAGGCAAAAATTCCGGCAAATGCGCC